AATTTTATTTAAAAAGAAATCAAGCTCTTCGGGTAAAAATGTGTCATACGCATTGGAACCAACCTTTTGTAAGCCCTGGTCTATTGCGTAGTGCATTAATTGAACATTCATAGTATATATAAATTAACTCCCCCCTCAATCGCCCCATGCAAAAAAGGAAGTGGGGGGAGTATGTAATTAATCAAATGCTTGTAACCTTGCTTTAAGTGTAGTAACAGTAGAGCTGTTCTTTTTATCCTTAAGGAATAGAATAGTTTCTTCCATTGAATCACCTAGTTTTTCATCTCCTAAAAGGATAGCATTACCAACCTTTCTAAGAATATCTGCAGAAAGGCACTCTTCAATAAAAGACTGAGTCTCTAATGTTTTACTTGTTACGTATGAGTAAAAAGCTTGGGGATTCTCTTCTAACATTTTCTCAAGGTAGAGTTCCTTATCCTCTGTACTCATATTCTTAGGATTCTCAAAGTATAAACGAATAACCATATTCATCTTCTTATCATCTCCTGTTAATTTGATGAATTCTTTGTAAGCTTTCTTTCTTGATGCTAAAGCTGCCACATCTTTGATTTTCCCTGCTTGTTGATCATAAATAAAGTATTTATACATTCTGTTCTTTTTAACAGAAAGCTCATCAGCAGCAACGTCAGGATGTGTTGCAATAAATTTATATTTGATAAAGTCTGCAACATTAATAGGTTGTTGACCATCATCTACTCCAGCCTCTAGCTTCAACCCTCCTTGAGGAACATCAATAGCTAGATTACGAAAGTATAGTTTGACTTCTTTTGCAAAAGCGGGGTCAGTAGACTGAACGCCTAATATATAAGGTAAGTATTCTTTTTGCTCTCCAAAGGTTAGACCTGTATGGATATCGCCATTTTTTGTAAAAGAACTTCCTATCTTACGTTTACTTTCCTGATACACATGGTCAGGTAAATTAGTTGTGTTTTTTCTACGTTTAACTGTAATTATTCTGGATGACATTATATTTGTTTTAAGTTACTATTAAAATAAATATGAAGGAGCACAAAGGCTCCTTCAATATTAAGAGTGAAAAAGAGTAATTATGAAATTTTACATTCCAGGTGTAGGCAATTAGTAGCCCTGCGAATCGCAATTCCTGATTCTTTCATAAAGTGTACTGAAGCACCATCCACGTCATTCGCACGTAATGCGTTTCCTTGGAATCCAGGAGGTACAGAAGCACCTGCTACTGCCCAGCGAATTAGTTCACGACCCTTACGAGTAACCATTTTTACGTTAGGCTCTCCGTCATAAACTGACATATCTAAGAAAATCATTCTATAGGACTCCATTGGAAGACCTGTAATAGGATGTTTTGCAGAATTTAGAGCACGGGCACCGTGATCTAATAAAGGAAGATGTCTTACAGTAATTGTATGACCGTCTATATGTTTGTATGAAGTGAAGAAACCACCAAGTGATAAACTTCTTCCGCTTCCGCTTATAAAGCTAGAAGGATCAGTGTTTTTAATGTAGCCACCTGCAGATACTTCTGCTTTCATAGCATTATCAAACTCTTCCATACCACCAATACCAGAGAAAAGAACGATGTTCATTTCAGCAGCGTCAGAAGCACCATATAGAGCATCACGAACTACATTTTTAATTTTTGTAGCAGTTAATTCGGAATAAGAGTCAACGTTAGGAATTTGTTCCAATACACCAGCTCCAAGTGGAATTGGTTTACCGTTATCATCTTTAAGGTGAATTACGCCTTCAGTATCACGGTTGTAACGTGAATACCATGAGCTATACTCACACTCTTCTTTCCAACGCAACATATGTTGATACTCCTCGAAGTCTCCCCATAATTTAGTAGTTTTTCCACCTACGTTGAATTCAACATTAACAACTCTGTTAGGAGCGTTACCTTCGTAGCGATAAGATTTTCTAATTAAAGAAATCTGATTACGCATTTTTGAAGGAGCTACCCATGTACTCTCGTTTCCACGAGATCCACTCATAGCAGTTGGAGCAAATAGTTGCACAAAAGATTTACCATCAATATCTTCAGAAGATACAGCGTCAGCTGCGTCACTAGTTACCATTTGTAGGGTGTAAACCCATCCACCTTGACCTTCAACAGGATCTTCCATAACACGGAACTGAAGTCCTTCAGGAGATTCTATAATGTATTGTTTAACGAACCATTTCTCCGCAAACTTTACTTTTAGACGTGTGTGCCCTACACCAGTTCCGGCTTCGAGGCTAACTGCCATAACACTCTTGTTAAGGCGTCCCATTACAGGATAGTCATATTCAGTATCCTGAATATATTTAATATTACCCAATCCTTCAGTTAAGAAAGAAAGAGGAAAACGTTTGTCTTCGCGCCCTGCCAGATGAGTCAAGACTGGAGACAATACGTCTGGCTGAGTTAATAGGGCATTTGACAGCGAATTCTCGTCTGTCATCCCTTCAGCATTAAAATGATCTTCGTATAAACGAAGCTTTTTCAAATTATCAGATGCCATCTTGTTTGATTATAGAATTAATAAAAAGTAATATTTAGTCTTAACCTTCTATACTTGCTATAAATCTACAACACTGCGATAATCTATTGGTTACTTTGGTTTTCTAAAATACTTCATCCAGAGTTGGCAACGAAATACCAGCTCTCTGTGTTTTTCCACCCTTTAGTCTACTTGATGCAGTAGTAGCGCCTCCTAATCTCTTCCGTAAGGATTGAGCTTTAGCAGTTTTCATTGTGTTCTCAGCGAGTTTGTTTAAATCAAACCCCTTATATACAATGTATTCCAAAGCCAGCATAGTTTCCTGATCTAGCTTATCGCGCTCTAAAGTGCGTTGTGAGTTTCCGTGATTATCCACGGGTACTGCTAACCACTCAAAGAATTTCTTCTTTTCTCTTTGTGGAACGTTTAGCCCGTTTAATGATCCGTTATCTACAATATCTGAGATTTCTTTCCATCGGGCTTCATTTTCTTGCGCCGCTTTGGCAGCTTCTTCCTTTTGAGTAGTAATAAGCTTTTCTTTAGCAGATTCTTGTTTTTTCTGAAGCCTTTTAAGAGCTTTAGATGCATGCTTCTCGAGTATGTCCGCATCCTCATAGTCTTCTAATGTTTCTTGGATTTCCTCGGGTGAAAAGCCTTGGTCTTCTAAAGTCTGAGAAACAATGGCTTTTTGAGTTTTAATATCGTCACTACTTACCTCTAAATTAGAGTAGTCAGTCTCAGAGCTGCTTATTTGGAAATACTTTTTAGCATCTCCACCATCAGCTCTATAATTCATATATTCCCTCACATCTGGGAACCTTTCAAAGAGCGTTTCAATTTGGTCTTGCGCCATTTGATCTGCAGTACCTTTTGTAAACTCTAAGAGTCCATCAACACTGTCTTCAAAGTCGCCTTCCAACTCATATCCGAGCCTTTGCTTAAGCTCGTCAATAATGGATACATCTCCAGATTCCGAGTCTTGAGCTTTTTCAGCCTGGTGTTCTTCTTCAGAAGGTTCCTGATCATCATCTTTAGATGCCTCTACAGCTTCTTCTTCTACCGGGGTTTCATCAACGTTTTCTGTAGCTTCTTCATTATCCTTATCGGCAACGTCATCTTCTGAGGACGGATCCCCAGGAAGGCTGTCATCCAACAAGTTGACTACATTTATTTTGCTTAAATCTAGTTTTTCTGTTTTCATTCGGTTGTAAAATTAATTAAATAAAATTATATTTCGTTTATTATAAAAATATCAAAAGAAAACCTTTTAATATATACTTTTTATATATATATATTATTTTTTAGGCTTATTCGCTTGGCTTAGTTTTTTCTCCTCTATATCAAGTTTACGTTCTTGTAGTTTATTTGAAGAGTCTAACTTCTTCTCCTCTAAGGCTACCTTCTGAACATCAATATAGTCTGGAATACCATTATCGTTCTGGTCTTGATCTTCTTGGCTTGCAGCTATTTTCATAGATTCAAGCTGGATCTTATTATCTCTATCAAGTTGGTTTTCAAGCGATTCATGAGCTTGTTTATCCTCATGTAACTCTCTTTCAACTTCAAGTTTTTGAGATTCCATTTTATCCATCTGTTCTTGCTGCTGCTGTGCGAGTTCTTGCTGTTTTTGCTCAGCAACCTTAGTAAGACGCTTAATATTAGAGAAATTGTCAGTGTCAAGAATATCAGCAATTGTAGATGGGTTAGTTCCATTTTGTGCGAAGCTTAGAGCTATGTTTTTGAAGGTTTCCAGCTTTGTATTCTCCCTAGAGGAATTCTTTGCAAATACGGCAATCTCTGCTTCCGCAAACTCTCTGCCATCT